ACCGACGGAACCAGATATTATGTAACGCCAAATGGTGAGCGATATCCATCGGTCACCACCATTCTCGCCGACTATAAGAAGAAGGAAATTCTTGAATGGCGCGAGCGTGTGGGCGAGAAGACTGCAAACAGAATATCAAAAGCAGCGACTACTCGTGGAACGTCAGTGCACTCAGTGATTGAGAAGTATCTGAACAACGAAGAAATTGATATGATGTCGCTGATGCCAAACGTCAAAGGATTGTTTGTGAATATGCGCAAAGAACTGGATAAGATGAACAATATTCATTGTTTAGAAACGAAACTTCATTCTCACATACTGAAACTTGCAGGAACTGTTGACTGTATTGCTGAATATGATGGTGTGATGTCAGTGATTGACTTCAAAACTTCTCGAAGACTGAAGCGCAAAGAAGACATTGCTAATTACTTTATGCAAGGAACTGCGTATTCTGTGATGTTTGAGGAACTCACTAACCAAGCATTTCCCGTTCAACAGATTGTAATTCTGATTGGTGTTGATGGGAAAGACTTCGCTCAGGTGCTGAAAGTCAAACCGATGGAATATGCACCAATGCTCAAAGAATATATACTTCGATACAGAGAAACCATGGAGCTGCGAAATGAAACTAATACAGCATAGAAAAGGACTTCTAGCTTACACATGGTCATGGTATGATGAGAATGATGAAGAAGTCAGCCCTCTGTTTGATAATCAAGATCAAGCATTGGATTGGTTAGAACGATATAATGCTGGTCCTGATGTTTTTCGTAAACTGTATGTAGATGATCAGAAAGGAGAACAATTTGCATGAAGGATGAGGAAATCAGAAAGCACGCAAAAAAAATATTTGAACTGTTTGAGAACATTCCGAATCCACTACACCACCCGATCGGGTTCTCATATTACATGAGACTTTATGACTATTACACTAAAAAGAAAGGAGAGTCTAATGATTAGACAACTTATTGCTGGGGTTTCGCTTTTGACTGCTGCATCAGTCGCTACTGCTGACATTCGGTATTACACTGAATACAAGCATGACATGAACTTCATCAACGAAGATTACGTTGATAACTCTGCTCGAAACAATCTTCGTTTCGGCGCACAGGGTGAGGTTCTGTATCTTGAACTCGGTCCTACTGAGCGTGCTGGCGAATTTGGTGGGTCGTATGAAGTTGGTTACAAATACAACTTCAACGAAAACTGGCAGATCAAAGGCAAACTGGAAGGTTTTCAGTTTGACAACTATGAAGGCGATGTTGGCTCGAAGTTCGAAACTGAGGTTCGTTACTACTTCAACTGATAGTTGATCGTTGTGAAGAGGCAGTGATCACTGCCTCTTCACGCTAAAAAGAAACGAATGAGGTAAAAAAGCAATGGGAGCCATCAATTACACTAAACCAAATTTAGAAAACGAATGGAACGAAGCAACTCGTTATCCAGAATTTCAAAAGTTAGGTAAGGAACTGTGGATCAATATTGCTCGGCGAGGTAAGAGAGCCAACTTGTCAAGATTAAAAAATGTTGGTAATATTGACAGTAATTTGTCTAATTTACTACCAGCAAAAAGAATAAGAGCGGATGCACAGGTAAATTCTGGCAGAGTTGAATTGCCAATCGTTGGTCGTTGGCCAGATGGTTATTTGGACCTAATTGGTGGTAACACTCGCATCGCCACACTATTAGATAAAGGATATGACCCTAAAGTTTGGGTTGTCAATGTTCCTGATGTCAGAATCCTGGCAAATTTCGCCGATGGTAAGAATCCGCAGAACAGGGGATATGCGAATTCTGATGAAATTATGAAGACAATTAATAAATTGTTTTTTCTTGCAAAGAGAAATCAAACATCAAATAGCAGTAAGTCTCGTGGTTATACTAAATTTTATAATTTCAATCAATGGAGTAATGCGAACATTTATTATGCGACCAACGGTGGATTGAAAATATTAAAACAAAAATTGAAAGCGACACCTTTGAACTCTTTAGATTTTAATGAACTCAATCAATTGATTTTTGATTTAATCGATTCTGACATTCTACTCCCACTTTCTTTAAAATTTCGGGTCAATAATCTAATAATCAAAAGAGCGAATTTCCCTGCTAATTGATTCTTCGCTTAAATCGTAAGTCATTGATTTCATTATAATTTATCAGGTTTACTTTTGACCCCAGTTAGGCGATAATAGTCTCGTTGGAAGGCAAAGGAATAAAGATGTTTGTAGTGTATCGTAAGAAGACTGGTAAAATCGTAAAGACATTTGATAAAATGTCTTCGGCTCGTCGTAGCAATACCTGCATGAATCGAAATGCAGGCGACTTCTACTTCGCTTGCGCCGACTACGAAACTTACCTTCGTCGGAATGACGTAAAGGAAGTTACCAATCTGATGACGGGTAAGAAAGTTACGATTGCTGCTGATACGCCTCGTTGCTGCGATCCTTCGTCCGAAGCCTACTGGAGTATGTGAGATGCTGTATACCGAAATGAATGACGTCGAAAAGCGTGAAGTCCGTATGTATGGTTGCACCGTTCTTGAGATGAAAGAAGCCATCGAGCACAGACTTGATACTCGGTTCGATGGTAGTGCTGCTCTGATGGCTCGCAGCATGATTTCTGATTGCCAAGAAATGCTCGCGCACGACAACGACGGATGTTTCGATATCATGGTTGTCGAGGATGTCCGCCAGATGATGAATCGTGTGAAGTATCTTCTCACGTGGTATGTTGACGTTGCTTGAGGGTAATGTGATGAACGATAGAATCAGAGAAATGGCCTGGGAATTTGGGTTGCCGACGTATAATCCCGAATTCAAAGCAACCAAACTTGAAAAGTTTGCCGCAGCGATTGCGCGGGAGTGCGCTGATAAATGCGACATGCTCTTGAACGATAAGATGAGTTCAGAGTGGGCGCGAGGAACGCACGATTGCGCGAAAGCGATTCGAGAACATTTTGGAGTTGAATGATGACTGAATCTGACAAAGACTACATTATACAATTCCTCTCCGCAGCTTGGGGAGTGTTCTTTTTCCTTTTTGGAATGTCGTATTTCGTGACTGCCGAGGATCTAAAAGCATTTGCTATTTACCTCGGCGAAGTGTATTATAATAGTTCTGTTTCGATTTGGTATTTGCCCTAATTTGGAGATTTGAAGATGCAAAATGTAACGATTAATGGTGTTGAGTATGCTCCCGTTTCTGTTGGTCCGACAGGCACCCGTGCTGTGGTCGTCGTAGATCGTGGATGGATCTTTGCTGGAGACGTGACTCGGGAGAACGGACGTATTCGTCTGAGCCGAGCCGTCCACGTGTTCTCCTGGGACTCGATTGGTTTTGCCAAGATGGTCGAGACTGAGCAGGCAGACCTGCGCCCGATTGCGGACGTAGATATGCCTGAAGGCGCAGAAATTTTCTGTGTGCCTGTTCATGCAGGATGGGGGCTGTAATGCCCATATTCTTTTCTGTCGGCAGCGGCGACGGCGACGGGACCGGCTACGGATACGGCAACGGATACGGCTACGGATACGGCGACGGATACGGCGACGGATACGGCAACGGGACCGGCTACGGATACGGCAACGGGACCGGCAACGGGACCGGCTACGGACACGGCTACGGATACGGCTACGGCAACGGATACGGAAACGACTACAGCGACGGCGACGGCAACGGCTACGGCGACGGTGTAGGGACCATAGAGAAAAACAGGGGAAGAAGATGTTAATTGATATTCCTTACGAAGCAGTTTCTAAAATCGTCACTGATGAACTGAAAGACAGTCTTCGAAATTTAGAAGCAGATTACGAAACGCGAAAGATTGGCGGTATTACTGCTGGAGTGTTTAATTCGAATCGCGAAGTGGATCTGAAGAAGATTGAGAAAACGATGCGCGCACTGAAGCGTGTTTTGTATTATTATGGTGAAAATTTAGATGAATGATAAATTCGAATCTCTGCTCTACAATTCTGGCTTGACTTCTCAAGGCTGTTGGGATAAACTAGATGAGTGGGATCGAGAAGCAGTTTTGAAATTTGGCGAGTTGATTGTTCGAAACTGTATTGATGAAATGGTACAGCAAATGTGGAATTATGGAATTGACGAGTCTAATAATCCGTCCTTCTATAAAGCAGTAGAGAGAACGAAGCAACATTTCGGAGTTAAGTGATGGGCACTAATTATTATGTTATCGAGAATCTTTGCGAATGCTGTAATCGATATGAAGAAGTGTATCACATTGGCAAGGCATCGTATGGCTGGGCATTTTCCTTTCGTGGCTATCGCGACAAAGAGTTGACTTCTTGGCAAGCGTGGAAAGAATTTCTGAAAGACAAGCGCATCAAAGATGAATATGGTGAAGATGTCAACTATGCTTGGTTTGTAGAATATATTGAAGGTTACAAGGCACCAGGTTACATTCGAGAAGATGGACACAAAAATCTTTCTCATAATGAACAGGGTCGCATTGACAAGTATCCGTGGTTCAATCCCCAGTATGATTGGGACGATCCGCAAGGTTATTCTTTTGGCACTCGGGAGTTTTCGTGATGAATCGTGAAGACATTATCCGCATGGCGCGAGAGGCTGGTCCGCTTGTAAGCACGCCGTTTGATGTGTGGTGCGACAGATTCGCCGCCCTTGTCGCCGCAGCAGAACGTGAGGAGTGTGCCAAGGTGTGCGACGAAGAAGCAACTATTGAAGGCGTAGCGCAACGCTGCGCTGATGCCATCCGAGCGAGGAGTAATGTATGAACCGTGAAGATGTTATTCGCATGGCGTGGGAGGCTGGCTTTGATCCTCATGATATGAGCGATGATTTTACTTGCAATCTAGAAAATATTGAACGCTTCGCCGCCCTTGTCGCCGCAGCGGAACGTGAGGCGTGCGCGAAACTTTGTGACGATGAAGCAACAATTGAAGGCGTAGCGCAGCGTTGCGCTGATGCCATCCGAGCAAGGAGTAATGTATGAACAGCATTTTTTGGTTTTTGGCACGTCGAGCTGGATTCGCCTTCTGGGAAAAAGAAGATGTTAATCCACGAAACTACATCATCGACTGGTCTTGTATGTATGACAATGAGATTCAGAAATACACGAAACTTGTGGTCGAACATACTGTTGACTATATAACCAGGAATGGTCTCGCAAAGAAAGAAGACATTCTTGTGGACTTTGGTTTTGAAAGAATGCTTCGAGAAGAAGCACTTGACAAAATGGTGGAAGAAAGTGAAAGACTGGGATTGTATGACTAAAATTAGTCTCACGCGAAAACAGATTCATTCTCTTTATGAAGCAATGACTTCATTCAAAGATATAAAGTCATTCACGATTGGTGTTGACGAAGATCATCTTGTCATTATGTTTGATGATACGATTACAAAAACGAAATTGATGCATAAAAATTCAGAATGAATATTGTATTGACATGCGGTCATGAAGTTGATTCTCTTGACAGAGCATATTCTGTCATGACAAAAACATTTGACAGAGACGGATCAAAAGCAGTATCATATAGTCTGATATGTGGTCCTTGCGAAGACTACTACCGACAGAATGCTGCCATTCTGGATTCAGAAGAAGCTGCTGAACATTGGATGGAAATTGATGCTTAGATACTCCACAAACTGGATGGGTCCAATCAACTCCGATTGGATACAGAAGAATGGGAATCATTGGGCTGGTGGTCGTATCGACGTATATGGGAGTGAAGAATACCCAGACGAGATAGGACTTCCCATTATGCATGTGGAAGATTATGGAAAATTCAGCGAGTGGCTGGACAGTTTCACTAGCATAGCTATGTGGACTCTTGAAGAATTGGTGCTGCTTTTTGAGAAGCAGACAAAGATTCATATTCGCTGGTTTCATACACCGTATTGGGAAGAAGAAGATGCAAACAGTAATTGAACAAGATGTTTTTGGTGAATATTTCGTCTCAATTCCTCCAGAAATTTTAGACTCGCTTGGATGGAAAGAAGGAGACGAAATTCATATCTCTGTTGATGGTGACAAAATAATTTTGGAGAAGAAAAATGACAGCGCGATTTGATCTTGAACAGCAAATTATGGAAACGTGGCAGATTGTTGACGATCTGAAACTCTTTCGAGAAATTCTGGATAGTGAAGAATTTGCTGGACTGTCTGCTGAATTTACAGACAAGATTGATAACTTCATATTGGCGTTGATCACGATTTATGGTTATCGATTTGACAGGACTTTCCGCACGTTTGAGAAAGTGTGTGCAGAGGCGGTGTATAAATAAGTTTTGCTCGGTCAGTACGGTGGGACGTGCAGGTAGACAATACACGGACAAGGTTCGAATCCAAACTGAGCAATTATGATCGTATGATATCAATTGGAACTGTTCTGGACGGCGGTTCGATTCCGCCCACCTCCACCAAAGTATATTCGCTGAGTGTATTTTGTTGGGGGTGTCAGGTTTCGACAGGGCAAGGAAGAAAGATGGACGATTCGGCAATGCTAAAGTCGTAGGATTGGGATTTCTCGGTCGAAGAAGCAAAAAAATAAACGCAAACGATGACGTTTATACTGAGGAGTACGCTCTAGCAGCGTGATTTCTCGGGGTTTCGGGAGTTTCGTGTTCCCCTGGGAACCACCTGGCAACAGAAAAACTCCCACTATTATTTGATTTTACATCAAAAACAGCGTAAAATATTTAAACTAAATATTTTTATCAACCGCAAAAAGTAGAGAAAATGACTGCAGAAAAATTAGTAAACGCAATCCTAATTGCGTTGATAACTTTTGCTACAGCAATAAATTATGTTAGACTCGTTTCCGTTCAAGAAGTAGCATATGATATCGACGTTCCTGATCCAGAGCTAATAGGAGATCCAATTATTGATGATGCACCTGTGAAACCGAAAGAAGACTCCAAAGAACTTCTTGCGCAAGAAACAAATTGTTTAGCGGAAAACATTTATCATGAAGCTGGTAATCAGCCTCTGCGTGGTCAGTTGGCAGTCGCTGCTGTAACTCTCAATCGTGTGAGTCAGTATCGATTCCCAGATACAGTCTGTGATGTAGTTCATCAACGAAGTCATCGTGGTAACTGCGAGTTCACCTGGATTTGTAAAGGTCGAAGAGTCGATCCAAACAATCCGAAATTCCGCGAGACTTATGAACTCGCAGAAAACATTCTGAGAGGTGAAACTGAGCTTGATTATCTAAACAACGCTGTTTATTACCACTCAACGCGAGTGCATCCTTGGTGGGCTAATAAAAAAGAATTTGTTGGTCAAATCGGCGCACACAAATTCTACGCAGAAAGAGGTTAACATGACGAGAGAAGAAAAGAATCTATTTTCAATTCTGATTCAAACTTTAGCGCACCAAAAATCAATGAGTCACATGGATGCCATTGTATATCATTGCGAACAAACTGGACTTGAAATCGAAGTGGCTGCTAAGTTGGTCGACGAATCATTGAAATCTAAACTTGAAATGGAAGCAAAGGAACTGGGTTACATTCAGAGGACTTCACAGCTTCCTGGTATTTGAAATGTCAGCATATGATATCTATAAATCCTATCAGGCTCTGAAGTTACACTTCAATTCTGATAACTATGATTACTTCAAATATCATGGAAAGACGAAAGTCAGCGAACATGCTTTTGAAATAAGCAAAGACAAATATGCTTTCGTGAAACTTTCCAGGATCTGTAATGAATCTGAACTTCCCTATTACACAGCTGCATACTATCAAAAGAAAAACAGAATATGGATTCGTGATCTATTGACGGATGAAGCCAAAGAAATCTTCAAGGATTGGACAAGGGAACAACAATCAAGGATGTATTTTTTCAAGGAGGATTTATGTAAACTTCAGCAAATTGACTTTGGTGAATCGCTTCGAGTCATCG